TATCTGACCGCTGGTACGGTTACGGAGGCCACCTACACGGCTGGTAAGCTACTGATCGAACTCTGGGGCACGCTCTAAGACTGATCTATGTTCACTGCCGCTGACCTCAAACAGTTACCCGACCATGAGGTGGAAGAAGCACTAGGACAACTCTCAAAAGAGCAGTTGGAAGAGCTTCAGCACACTTGGAGGTTTTGGGCAAGACCACAACAGCTAGAACCAAAAGGTCTCTGGAACACTTGGTTCATCAATGCTGGTCGTGGGTTTGGTAAAACCAGAGCCGGTGCAGAATGGTGCAGGGAACAGATCAAGAAGGGAAAGAAAAGAGGAGCCGCTATTGCTTCCACTAACTCTGACATTGAAAGAGTTATGGTCAAGGGTGAGAGTGGCTTTCTTTCCATCTGTCACAAGAATGATAGAACGAACCGGGGTGTTCATATAGGTTACCCGGAATGGTCTCCCACCAAGAGAACCTTGACATGGGAGAACGGGGCCAAGATTGAATTCTACTCTGCTGAAGAACCTGAACGTCTTCGTGGTCCCCAGTTTGAGTATGCATGGGCAGATGAGCTTGCAGCTTGGAACAAGGACATTGATACTTGGGACATGCTTCAATTCTGCCTGAGACTTGGCAAACATCCTCGGGTTATGGTAACCACTACACCTAAACCCACCAAGTTGGTCAGAAAGATACTGAAAGACCCTAAAACGGTCATTACGTCCGGTTCTACGTTTGATAACGCTGATAACCTTGCTTCTACCTACCTTGAGGCTGTAAAGCAGCAGTATGAAGGTACTCGCCTCGGTAGACAGGAACTTTACGCAGAAGTTCTGGAAGAAGCTGAAGGAGCCTTGTGGACCACAGAGATTCTGGACAATGCTCAGATCAGTCGCGGGGAAATCCCAGAGCTTAACCGCGTTGTTGTAAGCCTAGACCCTGCGGTTACCTCGAATGCTGAAAGTGATATGACTGGCATCGTGGTTGCAGGAGTTGATGTAAACGGTATTGGATATATCCTCGGAGACTATACTGAAAAGCTGTCTCCCCAAGGTTGGGCCAAGAAGGCCATTGATCTCTACCACAAGTTTGAAGCTGATCGCATTGTGGCTGAAGTCAACCAAGGCGGGGATATGGTCAAACACACGATCCTTGGTGAAGACGAGACCATTCCCTTTCGTGCTGTAAGAGCTTCCAGAGGTAAATACGCCAGAGCAGAGCCTATCAGTGCTTTGTATGAACGTGGTCTTGTAAAGCATGTCAAGAACCCCTCCGATGGGTCCAATCTCAACGAGTTGGAAACTCAGATGCGGACTTGGGAACCTCTTGGCTCTATTGGCTCTCCTGACCGTCTGGATGCTTTGGTTTGGGCTTTGACAGACCTTATGCTGAATGGTTGGTCTAAACCTCAACTGAAACTCATCCACACCACAACCAAGGGCCTTGTATGATTGACTGTCCAGAGGATTTTATCCCCTTCGACTTCAAAGGCTCTGATATCTGTGTCATGACGGACTATTACAAAGTAGATAACGTCAGACAACCTCTCAGCTATCCAGAAGCTGTCAGGATCGCACAAGAGAACGGTTGGGGCCTCCCCACCAAAGAACTTGTAGACGAAATCTGGAATCAGGCTGATATGAAACTTGAGCCTGTTCCCTTGCCACCCGGCCCACAGATGACCTCCCAAGGTTATTTTGTGAAACACGACGACATCATCAACAAGCAACTTGAAGGCCGTTCCTACACTCTTGTAGCAGGTCACAAAAAAGACATAGTTCAACAGCAGAAGAAAGGCCGGGTTACAATTTACGGCTGGCATAGGAAAACCGGAAACCCTATCCAACCTGTCTACAGTGGTCATGGCGAGAACTATGCGGACTATAGTCACGGCGTAAGATTTGTAATCTGGGATGACAATGAGTAATCTCACTGAAGGTAAGGCTAAACAGGTACTCGGAGTATCTGGTCAGAATGTAGGCAATGGCCTAATCTTTGGTGATGAGTTTCTCCCTGAGCTTCGTGGTTCCCGTGCTGTAAAGAAATATCGGGAGATGCGTGATAACGATAGCACTATTGGTGCTGTTATGTACGCAGTTGAACAAATCCTTCGTGATGTTGACATTCGTGTTCAAGCTGTGGATGATAGTGAAGAAGCCAAAGCCAAGGCAGAGTTCATTGAGTCTGTCCTAGAAGACATGGACCACACTCTGGATGATCATATCTCTGAGGCCCTTGCTTTCCTGTCTTATGGCTTTCAGTGGTTTGAGGTTGTCTACAAGCGTAGGGGCGGCAATTCCACCAACCCCAAAAAGAAGTCCCATTACAATGACGGATACATTGGTGTCAGAAAACTAGCCTCTCGGGCACCTTGGACCATTAACAGATTTGATGTAGATAGGAAGACCGGTGATATCCTTGGCATTTACCAGTCTGTCGGCTTTACTGGCGGTACTAATTATATTCCGGTTTCCAAGTCTGTCTATTATAGAACGACTGTCATTAATGGTGATCCTTCTGGTCGTAGTATTCTTCGCAACGCCTACACCAGCTATGAGTATCTGAACAACCTCCAAGCTATTGAAGCTATCGCTATTGAACGTGAGCTTGCAGGTATCCCGGTTGCTCGTATCCCGGCTGATTACCTGACCTCGGATGCTACCTCTGATCAGACTATCTTCCTGAACGAGATCAAGAGTGTTCTTCGTGATGTAAAGTTCAACGAACAGGGTTACATTATTGTTCCCTCGGACACCTATTTGGACAAAGATGGTTCTCCTACAGACATTCGTCTGGTTGATGTAGAGTTGATGTCTTCCAACGGTAACCGTAACATTGACATTGATCCCATTGTCAAACGCTACCAGCACGACATTGCCAGAAGTGTTCTCTCAGAGTTCCTTCTTTTGGGGTCCAGCAGCACTGGTTCTTATGCTCTCTCCAAGAGTAAGACAGACCTGTTCCTTCGTGCCTTGGAAAGCTACATTCAAACCATCGTAGATGTTCTCAATAAACAATTGGTTGAGCGTCTGTGGGAATTGAATGGTTTTGATACTGCTCTCATGCCTAAGCTTGTGGCTGGTGACGTTGCTCCCCACGATCTTAAGGAACTGGGTTCGTACCTTCGCAACCTCAATGGTGCAGATATCAACCTCGCATCTCAGCCCGACATTGTGGATGCTCTTCTTGAGAATGCTGAACTGCCTAATCTTGATAGGGAAGCATACAATGAAGACCTTGAAGCAGAGCGTAGAATGGCAAATGCTCGTGCTGACTATTATGATGATGATGACATCCCCGGTAACAATGCTGAAGCTGCAAGAGATCAGACTACAGTAGGCCAAGAGGGAACGTCAGAAACTGGTGAAGATACCTAGAGGATAACAATATGTCTTTTGCTCAAACAGAGTATGGTGTAGCTCCTATTTGGGAACCTACGTCGGATGGGGACTACACCCCCACCAAACAGTGCATTGGTTTCTACGTGGAGGGTGCAGGAGATGTAACCTTCACCAGCAATGGAACTGATATTACTCGCTACTTCCAAGCCTACCAGATTGTCCCCGCACAAATCTCAGCCTTTAAGGCAAGTGGTACGACTGCAACTGGTATCTGCGCATTGGTAATCTAAATGGCTTCTATTTCTCATAAGAGGGGGGATACCCTAGAGTGGGTTGTAACCCTCACTCAAGATGGGTCCGCAGTGGATATCTCTGGTTGGACGATCTCTTCTGATGTGAGAAATGGTGACACCCTTATTCAGTCTCTGACTGTTGCCATTACAGATGGTGCAAATGGTGTCTTCAGCCTTAGTGCTACGCCTACAGAAACTGCAAGTTGGACCTTGGGAACTCATTCTGTTGACATTGAGCTAATTGATGACTCTGACTTTGTGGTCTCCTCGTCTACCTTCACCTTGACTTTGGTCAAAGATATTACCTATGACTAACTCCCTTACCATAAAGGCTGGAGTTTATGATGTCTCAATTGCTCCTGCTGTCTATGTTGAAGGAAGTGTTGTGGATTATACCAGTCCTTACACCCTGTCTATTTCTTACTACGACCAAACTGTAGTGCTTAACACCAGACCCTCTGTTTCTGACCCTTCCATAACAAAGCAGCCTGTGTATTCTGATGACTAGACTAGCAATCAATCTCGATCTTGTTTCTAATGCAAATGCTGTATTGTATGGGACCACGGCAGGATATGCTGCTGCTGGCTACTATCCAAATACCATTGCAGACTTCTCTAACG